GCTTTACATGTAATGGCATACGGTGCCAGTGATGTGTACACTAAGCGCCTATTAACAAGGTGTCGCAAGATGACCGCACGGCAAGCAGCTGTAGCTGTTAAGTGGGCAAGGCTCACACTCCTCTCATATCAATAACCAAGAACGCTAACACACCATAAGGAAACAACCTAATGAACTACTCCGATATGCAAGAACGCTTAGACGTCGTCCGTTACCTGCCAATCTGTGAACTCGACAAGCGCCAGCCGCTGCTGGTTGCACTCATCGCTGACATTGTGAACTGTGAGACGTCCGACGGTGACGATACGAATAGCGATTGGGGTCTGGAGCATCAGGACTACTGGCAAACCCTGAAGATTAAGGCCAAAGACGCTGGGTTTAACCTGCTGGGCAATGGCCACTTCAGCGCAGCGTTTAAGCATGAGCTACTACCGGGTAAGGTCATTAAGGTTGGCTTTAAGAAAGAAGACTCAGGGGCCGCCTACGTGGCTTTCTGCCGGATGCACCAAGGTCGGGTAGGGATACCTAACGTCTATCACGTAGCGCGTCACGCTGGCTGCTACACGGTGGTTCTGGATGAGCTGGAGCCATGCAATCGTAGCGGTAACCACTTGCACGACCACTACGCAGACCTCGCGTATTACTTTGTCGAGTGTGGCTATGCACCCGAGGAGCACCACCAGAAGGACTTACCATTCATCGAGACGTGCCAGATGATTCGTGACTTCTTCTGTGGGATTGCATCTTTCGACATGCACAGCGGTAACATCATGTTCACCAAGGACGGAAAACCAGTGATTACCGACCCGGTGTCGTTCTCAGCGGACCGGGACCGGGAGCCTTTCTCACTGGAACCTGAGGAGCTACTTGCTGAGATTGAGCAGATAGCGCACGACAAGATGATTGAACGCTGCAAGCGCAACAAGGCTAAACGTGACCCTAACGGAGCAATGCGCATCGCACGCCGTAAGGCTAATAAGGAACGTCGAGCACGCCGTAAGGCACACGCACGCCGCATGAAGGAGCGGGCACTACATGACGCTGAAATACTTAAGGCTGCCCGCGAGATGCCTGAGGGATTAGGCTGGGGATTAGCTCCGAGAATGGACTTTGCAGCGGTCGAACAGCGCGTGAACGCATGGGTGGCCTGCGAGGGTCTTGCCATCCAGCAGGGCAAGCCATTGGCAATAGACAATTACCTTCAGGGTAGACTCATGGGCTAACAAGGTGTATCTTAGGTGTCTCCGAACGGTGAGGCACCAATAGATAAACTTTATTAACGCCAGTTCGCTGGCACCAAAGAGGCACACAATGAACGCATTAAACATTGCACGTAATGACTTCTCAGAGATTGAACTGGCCGCTATCCCGTACAACATCCTCAGCGAGCACTACGGGGACAAGCTGGCACGCGAGCAGTTAGCACTGGAACATGAAGCGTACGAGCTGGGCGAGCAGCGTTTCCTTAAGATGCTAGAGCGTCAGGTGAAAGCTGGTGAGTTTGCTGACAACGTGGCCGCTAAACCACTGGTCCTAACGTTGCACCCGCAGCTGACCAAGCGCATTGACGACTGGAAGGAGGAGCAAGCAAACGCTCGCGGTAAGAAGCCTCGCGCATACTACCCGATTAAGCACGGTGTTCCCTCAGAGTTGGCCCTTAGCATGGGCGCTGAGGTGCTCAAAGAGAAGCGCGGAGTGTCCAGTGAGGCAATCGCACTGCTAACCATTAAGGTCGTCTTAGGGACGCTCACAGATGCCTCTAAGGCCACCATCCAGCAGGTATCCTCGCAGTTAGGTAAGGCGCTTGAGGATGAGGCCCGCTTCGGTCGTATCCGTGAGCAGGAAGCCGCCTACTTCAAGAAGAACGTAGCGGACCAGCTGGACAAGCGTGTAGGCCATGTGTACAAGAAGGCTTTCATGCAGGTCGTCGAGGCCGATATGATTTCCAAAGGGATGCTTGGCGGAGACAACTGGGCGAGCTGGAAGACCGACGAGCAGATGCACGTAGGGACAAAACTGCTGGAGCTACTCATCGAGGGCACTGGTCTGGTGGAGATGACCAAGAACAAGATGGCCGATGGCTCCGACGATGTGACCAGTATGCAGATGGTCCAGCTGGCTCCGGCCTTCGTGGAACTACTGAGCAAACGAGCGGGAGCACTCGCAGGTATCAGCCCGATGCACCAGCCGTGCGTAGTCCCTCCGAAACCTTGGGTGGAAACCGTAGGTGGTGGCTACTGGTCAGTCGGGCGTCGTCCGCTGGCACTGGTGCGTACCCACTCCAAGAAGGCGCTGCGTCGCTACGATGATGTGCATATGCCTGAGGTGTACAAAGCGGTTAACCTCGCGCAAAACACGCCGTGGAAGGTGAACAAGAAGGTTCTGGCGGTAGTCAACGAGATTATCAACTGGAAGCACTGCCCTGTTGGGGATGTCCCGGCGATTGAACGCGAAGAGTTACCGCCACGACCGGACGATATCGACACCAACGAGGTGGCACGTAAGGCATGGCGTAAAGAGGCCGCAGCGGTCTACCGTAAGGACAAGGCCCGCCAGTCTCGGCGTTTGTCAATGGAGTTCATGGTCGCACAGGCCAACAAGTTCGCTAACCACAAGGCCATTTGGTTCCCGTACAACATGGACTGGCGCGGGCGTGTGTACGCTGTGAGCATGTTCAACCCACAGGGTAACGACATGACCAAGGGTATGCTGACGCTGGCCAAAGGCAAGCCAATTGGTCTCGATGGGTTCTACTGGCTGAAGATTCACGGTGCAAACTGTGCAGGCGTCGACAAAGTTCCCTTCCCTGAGCGCATCAAGTTCATCGAAGAGAACGAAGGTAACATTCTGGCGAGCGCAGCGGACCCACTGAATAACACTTGGTGGACCCAACAAGATTCTCCGTTCTGTTTCTTAGCGTTCTGCTTTGAGTACGCAGGCGTTAAGCATCACGGCCTGAATTACAACTGCTCGCTACCGCTGGCGTTCGATGGGTCTTGCTCTGGGATTCAACACTTCAGCGCGATGCTCCGCGATTCCATCGGTGGCCGCGCGGTTAACCTGCTGCCTTCTGACACTGTGCAGGATATCTACAAGATTGTGGCCGACAAGGTTAACGAGGTGCTCCACCAGCACGCAGTCAACGGGTCTCAGACGGTGGTAGAGCAGATTGCCGATAAGGAGACTGGCGAGTTCCACGAGAAGGTAACGCTGGGTGAGTCCGTACTGGCTGCTCAGTGGTTGCAATATGGTGTGACCCGCAAGGTGACTAAGCGTTCCGTCATGACGTTGGCATACGGTTCCAAAGAGTTTGGCTTCCGCCAGCAAGTTCTTGAGGATACCATTCAGCCAGCTATTGACAACGGCGAGGGCTTGATGTTTACGCACCCTAACCAAGCGGCTGGCTACATGGCTAAGCTGATTTGGGACGCTGTGACCGTGACCGTAGTGGCCGCAGTGGAGGCGATGAACTGGCTGAAGTCTGCCGCTAAACTGCTGGCCGCTGAAGTCAAGGACAAGAAGACCAAAGAGGTACTCCGCAAGCGCTGTGCAATCCACTGGGTAACACCAGATGGTTTCCCGGTGTGGCAAGAGTACCGCAAGCAGAACCAAGCGCGCCTGAAGCTGGTCTTCTTGGGCCAAGCCAACGTTAAGATGACGTACAACACCGGGAAGGACTCAGAGATTGATGCACACAAGCAGGAATCCGGCATCGCTCCCAACTTTGTACACTCACAAGACGGCAGCCACCTGCGCATGACCGTAGTGCACGCCAACGAGGTCTACGGGATTGACTCCTTCGCACTCATTCACGACTCCTTCGGAACCATTCCGGCAGACGCTGGGAATCTCTTTAAGGCAGTCCGCGAGACGATGGTCAAGACCTACGAGGACAACGATGTAATCGCTGATTTCTATGACCAGTTCGCTGACCAGCTGCACGAGTCTCAACTGGACAAGATGCCAGCGGTCCCGGCCAAGGGTGACCTGAATCTGCGCGATATCTTAGAGTCTGACTTCGCGTTCGCATAAGGTCTCAGGCAATTAGGGCACACTATAGGGAACCTTCGAATGACCGAGGGTTCCATTACTTAAAGTCTTAACTTAAAGAATACTTAAAGAGGCACGCTATGACTTACCCAATCGTTGTAACCATCTTGTTAATCGTGTTAATCGTCCTGTTCGTAAGGGCCACCACGAGACTCGCTACCTGCGAGTACACCCTTGAGAGGCAAGTCAAGAGTAACGAGGAGTACACAGACATATTGCACGATAAGGTGTGCCGCTTGTCTGAAGATAAGGTATCGCTCAATAAGCAGGTGCGATGGCTTGAGTCCAGACTTGAGGAAGAAAAGCAGAAGGTGCGCGATACGAATGAACTCCGAGCGCACCAGCGGGACCGCATGAAGTTCCTCCGCAAGTCGCTGAAGGAAGCACAAGACGAGCTGATGATGGTCTCCGACCTGATTCACGTTAAGTTCACCGCTGTGTTGCCGGATGGTACACACTCTAAGACGCTCTTTAAGTTAGGACTTGGGCCGTGTGGTCTGCACGTTAAGTCCCTGCGCTGGACCGAGCTTGAAGACCGCTATCTGATAGACCAGCTGTGCACCAACGGTGAGCGCAAGCAGTTCGTCTACTACAAGAGCGAAGTAGTAGGGCGCATCGAGTTCCGCCACGGTAAGCTGTAATTAGGACCCACTATCAGGAACATGCTCAAGGTCATCACGTTTGGTGGCCTTCATGAATGTCCCTTACTATCACAATCAGGAGCAACAACATGTATCAGAACACAATCAACTTTGAGCGCACCCGTGAACGTCAGCAGACCGAGGGTTACATCCCTAAGGGCCGCAAGCTAAACAAGACCAAGCGCGGCGGTGGCGTGAAGGGTTCCTTCCGTAACGCGAAGGGTGACAGCGTTGTTAACCAAGAGAAATACTTCGTAGGAGCGTAACAAATGGCTACGGAAAAAAGATGGCTTTTCGACGGCAGCACCTCACAATGGTCTCGTTTAGGAGCGGCGGAGCGTAGACTACTAGATACGACAGGACTGCATGTGGTCATGCTTGACGACCCATTCACTAACACCGTGTTGTTCAACGTATTCGAGCCACGCGGGTCGCTTCTAATAAGTAAGCGGTTCAGCCACTGGTCGATTGACTCAGCGTCAGACTGGCTGGCAAAACTCGCAGCTGACTACTCAAGCTGGCAGTAATTAGGACACACTATAGGCAGACTCAAGGTCATCGGATTCCGGTGGCCTTTATGATTGCTTATTGCACACTAAATGAACACTACACTTTGGAGACATCATCATGATGAATATCAAGACTAATCCATTTAAGGCCGTATCGTTCGTTCGCTCTGCTATCGAGAAGGCGCTGGAGACTTCCGGTTACCTCATCGCAGACACTAAGCACGATGGTGTACGCGGGAACATTTGCGTAGACAACACGGCTAACTCAGCGTGGCTCAGCCGGGTCTCCAAGACCATTCCGGCCCTTGAGCATCTCAACGGTTTCGACCAGCGCTGGCAGAAGTTACTTAAAGATGACCGCTGGATTTTCCCGGATGGCTTCATGCTTGATGGTGAACTCATGGTCAAAGGCGTGGACTTCAACACCGGGTCTGGCCTGCTGCGCACTAAGTGGACCAAGAAAGGTAACTTTGATTATCATACAGACCCGATGGCCCCGCTGAAGGTTCCGTTTGAACTCGACACCAAACACCTCAAAGTCGTCCTTTACGATATCATTCCGCTTGACATTATCGAGTCAGGCGACGACTACAACGTGATGACCCTCCTGCGCCTTGAGCACGTCAAGGTTGCCTTACCAGTCCTGCAAGACCACTTCCCTGAAGTCGAGTGGTGCCTCTCTGAGTCCCATGAAGTTTACGACATGGACGAACTCGAAGCGCTGTATCGACAGAAACGTGAAGAAGGTCACGAAGGTCTGGTGGTCAAGGACCCTCAGGGCGTCTACAAGCGTGGTAAGAAGTCCGGCTGGTGGAAGATGAAGCCAGAGAATGAAGCTGACGGTGTCGTTGTGGGACTCAATTGGGGAACTCCCGGTCTTGCCAACGAGGGAAAGGTGATTGGCTTCGAGGTTCTCCTTGAGTCCGGTCGCGTAGTCTCCGCTAACAACATCTCTCAGGCACTTATGGAGGAGTTCACCGCTGAGGTTAAACGTCAAGAAGATGAAGAGGTTAACCCTTACTACGGCTGGGCGTGCCAAATCAAGTACATGGAGGAAACTCCAGATGGCTCTCTGCGTCACCCGTCGTTCGACAAATGGCGTGGCACCGAGGCTGACCCGACGGAGAAAATGTGATGACACCTTTAGAAATAACCCTCACTTGTATTCTTGTGTTTATATTCGGAATGGTCGTTGGCTTCTGTGGGGCATGCGACTAATTAGGACCCACTATAGGAGACACCAAATGTCTATCAACCTGATTCTAATCATCGTGTTCATCCTCGCGGCTATCGTGTGGTCAATGAACGACGAGCCACCTAAAGGAGCATAAACCATGCGCTTACACTTCAACAAATCCAACGGTATCTTCTCGGTTCGCCGGGAGGACCGCAGCACTGTAGCAGCCACTGAGCGCCACGGTAAGATTCCACGTATCGGCGACACCTTCGAGCTGGCACCTAGTGTGCACATCTTGGTTACTCGCGGTCTCTACGAATTGGCTCAAACTAAGAGCCGTCCTTTCGTACCCGTTGTGGTAACCAAGTGGCCACGTCTGCGCCTGTTCTGGGAGCGCATCAAGGAGGTGGTCAATGACTGAGGTAGCAGTGTCAACCTTCTGTGAGGCGTGCGCGTTTGATGATGACCGTTATCCTCACACCTGTAAGCCAAAGGTGGTACAGTCAGAAACTATCTGCACAGCCTGTGGTACCCGTGACGAGAGCCACGTGAAATCCTGCCCGAACCATCACGACAAAAAGTCTGACGCTGTGAAGCAGCCTGAATATTCTGGAGGCTCAAGCGATTACTATAAAGTCGAAATCACCAATACCACCACTCCATTTGCCTTGGGGTATACCGCAGAGTGCAACGACATTATCGAAGCGCTTGGTATGAACTTTGCCGAGGGTAACGCCTTCAAGGCCATTTGGCGTCGAGCAGCTCAGCGAACACTCGGTAAACGAAAGGCAGGCGCTAAAGATGATGGACTCTATGATGCCGAGAAGGTAGAGTTCTTCGGTAAGCGTCTGGTGGAGCAGAGCAAGGCGGTACGAGATGCTAAAACCAAGTGACTGGTGCCGAGCGATGTACGAGAAGACGCTCGACCCTGCGTACATCACCCTGTATAACATGTGGAAGGAGCGAGAAGATGCAAAAGTTCGTCGTAACGGTCGAGACAGCTAACGCATCGTACGAACTCCCGGTGCACGCTGGGTCTCTTGAGGAGGCCCTCGAAGTTGCCGAGGCGGAGTACGAAGAGTTAGGCCAAGTGACTCGGGTACGCCCGGATACTAATTTCGGGTTCGACCTGTAGTCATTAGGACACACTATAGGGACACAGGTTGTCCCTCTTTCTGTTATAAACCAAAGGAGATTCATCATGGCATTCGCTAAGAAGAAGATTTACACCACCAAGATTGGTACCTGTGAGCCGTACGCTTACTTCAACAAGCCGGACTTTGGCGGTGAGGGTTTTGAGAACCCACGCGGTACCTACAAGGGTTCCGTAACGTTCAAGAACGAAGACTGTCAGGAGCTGGTAGACCTCATCGTTAAGACCCATGAGGAAAACTACGCTGCACGTCTGGAAGCGCACGAAGCGAACCCGCCGAAGGTTCAGAAGGGCAAGAAACCTCTGAAGCCATATGAAGGCGACATGCCGTTCTTCGACAACGGTGATGGTACCACTACGTTCAACTTCAAGTGCTACGGTTCGTACGAGGACAAGAAGACTGGCGAGACCAAGAAGATTGTTCTGGGCGTAGTAGACGCGAAGGGCAAGCGCATTCAGGACGTTCCGATTATCGGTGGCGGCTCCAAAGTGAAGATTCGCTTCTCGCTGGTACCGTACGGCTGGTCTGCGGTAGCTGGTGCCTCCGTTAAGTTGCAGCTGGAAGGCGTGATGCTGGTCGAACTGGCTACCTTTGGTGGTGGCGAAGATGACTGGGCTGACGAAGCCGTAGAAGGCGGTTACGAAGCGGACGAATCTCGCAGCCGTAAACCTCAGGAAGACCCGGAAGACTGGTCTGGTGAGGAAGAGGCTGACGAGGGCGAAGCCGAAGAAGACGATGACTTCTAATGGCTGGCTATGGGGCCAAAGGGATTCGGAAGGTGGGTGCCTTCCGGTCTGGCCTTGAGGACAAGGTGTCCAAGCAGTTAGAATCAAAGGGCGTCACGTTCGACTACGAATTGTGGCGCATCCCTTACGTTATTCCTGCGAGTGACCACCTTTACACTCCAGACTTCTTGTTACCCAACGGTATCTTCGTGGAGACTAAGGGTCTCTGGGAAGCCGAGGACCGCAAGAAGCACCTACTGATTCGTGAGCAGCACCCGGAGTTAGATATCCGGTTAGTGTTCTCTTCGAGTCGCACTAAGATTTACAAAGGGTCGCCCACCAGTTACGCTGAGTGGTGCGAGAAGCATAACATCTTGTTTGCCGACAAATTGATTCCCGTAGACTGGCTGAAGGAGCCGAAGCGTGATGTACCGTTCGGCAAGTTCAAGCAGAAGAAAGGAGCAAAGTAATGATTCACCCCAAACTTGAGATAGTGCCTACCGATTCCTGCATCGAATGGACAGGAGCGCACCACAAGAATGGATACGGAGTCATCTCCCTTAACCGCAAGGTTGCCCACGAGCTGGGCGTGTCGCGTGTACAGTTCGTCCACCGAGCGTCATACATACAGCACAAGGGACCCATTCCTAGTGGGCTTGTAGTCCGCCATACGTGCGACAATAAGCGCTGCTATAACCCTGAGCATTTGCTGCTTGGGACACAGAAAGATAATGCAGACGACGCTGTGGAGCGTGGCCTGTCTAAACGAAAACTAACCGATGCAGATGTGGAGGTAATACGCTCATCCAGTGAATCTAACAGGAAGTTAGGTAAATACTATGGAGTCAGTGCAACAACTATCTATCACATTAAGCACGGCACTAAATGGAGACACGTAAATGCCTAAGGTACAATTCACTAAACGAAAGGAGACCTCTCAGATTTTCGTACACTGCTCCGCAACCAAGCCGCCTATGGACATTGGTGTCAGGGAGATTGCTCAGTGGCACAAGGAGCAGGGATGGTTAGCAATTGGATACCACTTTGTGATTCGCCGTGACGGTACCGTTGAGGCGGGCCGTGACCAAGATGCTGTAGGTTCTCACGTCAAGGGATACAACTCGACTTCGGTCGGTGTGTGTCTGGTTGGTGGCATCGACGCTAAGGGTAACCCTGAGGCAAACTTTACGCCAGCCCAAATGCAGGCGCTGCGTTCTCTGCTGGTAGAACTGAAGGTGCAATACGCTGGGGCCGTGCTGATGGCACACCACGATGTAGCACCGAAGGCCTGCCCGAGCTTCGACCTGAAGCGCTGGTGGGAGAAGAACGAACTGGTCACTTCTGACCGTGGGTAAACATTAGGACACACTACAGGGAGACAATTACGTTTCCCTGTTGTCGCTTGAGGAGATTACTTTATGAACAACTTAAAAGACTTCGATATAATCCCGCTGCTGGCGTACGGTGTACTCGGACTGTGGGCGGTCGCCTTCCTCATAGCGTTCTTCATGTCGTGTGTCGACGGGACGGCTTTATGAGAAAGTCCTATAAGCAATACCACAAAGGCCCAAGAGGACACATCCGGGTTTGGGAAGCAGCTAATGGGCCTATACCTGATGGGTACTACATAGACCACATTGACGGCAATCCACTCAACGATGACCTGAGTAACTTGCGCTTGGCGCTTCCGAAAGAGAACTCATGGAATATGAAGACTCCTAAGAGTAACAAGACAGGGCTGAAAGGTTTATCGTGGAAGGCTAGTCATGAGTCGTGGCGAGGTTCAATCCTCAAGGAAGGCAAGCAGTATTCCAAAACCTCCAAGGACTTATTGGAAGTGGTCGCTTGGATTTACCGCATGAGGAGAGAGTTACATGGACAATTCGCTAGATTCAGATAGTGTTTTCCTTTATCACATACCTTGCGAGCATTGTGGCTCGTCAGATGGAAACTCCCTGTTCTCAGATGGACACCAATACTGCTACGTGTGTGAGAAATGGGTACCGGGCGATGACCAAAAGCGCTCGGAGATTGCCAACAGAAGACCCAGAGGAGGGAATTACGGGATGAATACACAAGGTTCAGGCTTATTGGTATTCGGCGAGAACGACGGTCGGTACACTGACCTGACGGCTCGCGGTATCTCAAAGGCGACATGCCAGAAGGCTGGCTACTGGGTCGCCAAGGTCCGAGGGACTGCCTATCAGGTGGCCGACTATCGTGACCAGAATGGCTCCATCGTCTCTCAGAAGTTGCGGGACAAGGAGAAAAACTTCTCTACCCGAGGGTCTCACAAAGGGGATGCACTGTTCGGTAAGCACCTATGGAATGGTGGCAAGAAGATTGTCATCACAGAGGGTGAAATCGACATGTTAACCGTGATGCAACTTCAGGATTGTAAGTGGCCTGTGGTTTCTCTCGGTCACGGTGCGTCAGCCGCTAAGAAAACTTGCAGCGCAAACTACGAGTATTTCGACAGCTTCGACCAGATAATCCTGATGTTCGACATGGATGACCCCGGTCGTGCAGCCGTTGAGGAAGCCGCTCAGGTTCTACCTCCCGGTAAGGTACACGTAGCGGTGCTGACCGAGAAGGATGCCAACGAGTGTTTACTCAAAGGCAAAGGCAAGGAGGTTCTCGACCAGATATGGAACGCAGCACCGTGGGTACCTGATGGTGTCATCGGTGCGATGTCCATGAAGGACCGAGTGCGTGAGGCCATGACCAGCGAACAAAGCGTAGGATACCTTTTCTCGGGATGTCCGGGACTGAATGACCGAACCTTGGGTGCACGTGGTGGCGAAGTCATCATGGTCACTTCTGGGTCAGGAATGGGTAAGTCTACGTTCGTTCGCCAGCAGGCCCTAGGGTTCGCCAGAGGGCAGGGGCTGAGGGTAGGCATGGCGATGCTTGAGGAGTCCGTAGAGGAGACCATGGAGGATGTCCTAGGGATTGCTAACGGTATCCGCTTACGGCAGCAGCCTCGGGAGTTCAAGCAGAAACTCATTGAGGACGGTACGTACGATGAGTGGTTCGATGAGCTGTATGGCACCGACCAGTTCCATCTTTATGACTCCTTTGCGGAAGCTGAGGTGGACCGACTGCTGGCCAAGCTGCACTACATGCGCACAGGGTTAAACTGTGACGTAATCATTCTGGACCACATCTCAATCGTAGTGTCTGCCTCGGAGGAATCCGATGAGCGCAAGATGATTGACCGACTCATGACCAAGCTGAAAGGGTTCGCTAAGTCAACCGGAGTGGTACTAATTGTTATTTGCCACCTGAAGAACCCGGAGAAAGGTAAAGCTCATGAAGAAGGACGTGCTGTTTCCATTACTGACCTGCGTGGTTCTGGGTCTCTGCGCCAACTCTCTGATACTATCATTGCCCTTGAGCGTAATCAGCAAGGGGACATGCCTAATCTTGTCCTCCTTCGTATTCTCAAGTGTCGCTTTAATGGTATTGGCGTTGGCATTGCGGGGTACATGGAGTACAACGAAAAGACCGGACTCCTTGAACCGTCTAGCTACACTGGCGGAGAAGGAGAGGGAGATACTGGCTGGGAAGGCCACGAAGAAGACGACTACTGAGCCAGATTGGAAGTTAACCACACAATGTAATTGCCCATGGGATAGACCATGCGTCTGTCCCGACCGGGCTTAATCAACCTAAGGAGAACCATCATGTTTAAACTTATCGAAACTTTAGGCCGTCTGGTCATCGCCCTGTACATCCGTGAAGCCAAGGCACTGGACAAAGCGTCCAAGGTGGAAGCAGAAGCAGCCGCCAAGCTGGCTAAGGCCGCCGACAAGGCACGTCAAGCATCTCTGGATGCGACCGCAGAGGCAGCGAAAGTTGCACTTAAAGCTCAGAAACTTAAGGAGTTCTTCTAATGACTACCAAAGCTAAATTCCCCGGCAACACCATCCAGCTGTCCGACACTGTTGACCAGTGGGGCCGCAAGGTTCACATCAACGTTCGCAACGACAAAGTTACTCTGGTCTACCGCTGGAAGGCTAAGAGCGATAACCGTGCGCATACTCAGCGTGTGACCCTCGACGATACTCAAGCAGCTCGCCTTCTGGCATCCGTGGCTGTGGCCGCTACTGTGGCTATTGGTGAAGACAAAGTTCGGGAGGCACTCCTGACAAAAGAGGTCGGCGAAACGTCCTTATGTCTGGCCGCAGCGTCAGAAGCTAAGTGATAAACTCAAGGTCATTACTATATGTAGTGGCCTTTATGATTATCATACACAACATATTGAGAGGACATTACCATGCGTAAACCTGAAGAGATTCGTAAAGAGATTGATGCCCTGAACAAAGAGCTGGCTGCTGCCAAGACCTATGAGGCCAAGCGTGACGCTGCTGTTCACATTCTGGAGAACCTTGGGTGGACCCACAGTGGCCTTAAGGGATGGCAGAAACCTGCACCAAAGTGGAGTGACTATAAGGCCCCTCTGAAGGCTGGTGACTTGGCAACTTGGGAGGATGGGTCCATTGGCGGTACCGTCTATATCCGCAGTGTCGGCGACAAGTATGCTCAGGTGTCACATGTTCGCGGTATCAGCCGGATTGGTGCTGACGTAGTGAATGGGAGCTTTGCCATCGAGAAAAGCAAGTTAACCGTGCGTCCTCGTGAGTATTTCATCGGGCGTCGTTAAGTAACAGGAGACCACTATGTTAGTAACCGATATCGAGGCGAACAACCTCTTAGAGAAAGTCACTCAGTTCCACTGTGGTGTCATTTATGACTACAGCACGGACGAGTACGTATCGTATCGACCTTGGGACTTCTCAGCGTATCTCGATGCGTTGGAAGCTGAGGTGGCTCGTGGTGGTCTCATCGTATTCCACAACGGTCACAAGTATGATGCCCCGGTGTTGACCAAGCTGGCCAAGCTCCAATTGAACCGTGAGTTCCACCTTCCACGTGAGAACGTAGTGGACACGTTGGTCCTGAGTCGTTTACTGTTTGCGAACATTAAGGACTCCGACATGGCCCTGCTGCGTTCCGGTAAGTTACCCGGTAAGCGCTTCGGGTCTCACGCTCTGGAGGCGTGGGGTTACCGCTTAGGCGAGATGAAGGGTGAGTACAAGGACGACTTCAAGAAGCTCCTTGAGGAACAGGGAGAAGACTATGTTGACGGTGCTGAGTGGATTAGCTTCAACGAGCCGATGATGGACTATAACGTTCAGGACGTTGTGGTGACCAAGGCTCTCCTTGAGAGGCTGCTGAGCGACAAGCACTACTTCCCGGATGCTGAAAGGCTACTGGAGGAGTGGACCAAGGCTGACGCCAGTCTGTTCTGGTCAACAGCCTGTGAGGCCGTCTGGTTGGAACACCGGGCCGCTTGGTTACTCGCTAAGCAGGAGCGCAACGGATTCCCGTTCAACACCAAGGCCATTGAGGAACTCTACGTTGAACTCGCGGGCCGTCGTTCTGAACTCCTTCAGACACTCACCGACACTTTCGGGACTTGGTACCAACCTAAGGGAGGCACTGAGTTATTCCTGCACCCGCGCACCGGGAAGCCTCTGGGTAAATACCCACGAGTGAAATACCCGAAGCAGGGTGCCATCTACAAGAAACCCAAGAACAAAGCTCAGCGTGAGGGCCGTGAACCATGCGAGCTGGACACTCGGGATTACGTAGAGGGCGCTCCTTACACACCAGTAGAGCACGTTGTGTTCAACCCTAGTAGCCGAGACCACATTGCGCTCAAGCTGAAGGAAGCCGGATGGGTACCGACAGAGTTCACCGAAAAGGGTGCACCTAAGGTAGACGACGAGGTCCTTGAGCACGTGCGTGTGGAAGACCCTGAGAAGCAGCGTTGTATCGACCTCATCAAAGAGTACCTGATGATACAGAAGCGAATCGGTCAGGCAGCTGAGGGTGACAAAGCGTGGCTACGTTACGTTCAAGAGGATGGTAAAATTCATGGGTCCGTTAATCCCAATGGGGCCGTTACTGGCCGAGCAACGCACAGTTTTCCTAACCTCGGACAAGTTCCCGGAGTCCGTTCTCCTTATGGTGAACCTTGCCGAGCCGCATTCGGAGCTGAACACCACCTTGATGGTATTACTGGAAAACCTTGGGTTCAAGCAGGTATCGACGCCTCCGGTCTGGAGCTGCGATGTCTCGCCCACTTTATGTCCAAGTACGATAATGGAGATTACGCGGACGTTATCCTTAATGGTGACATTCACACAGTTAATCAACAGGCCGCTGAGCTTCCGACTCGTGACAACGCAAAGACCTTTATCTACGGATTCCTTTACGGAGCAGGCGATGAGAAGATTGGACAAATCGTTGGAGCAGGTAAGGAACGCGGAAAGGAACTCAAGAAGAAATTCCTTGAGAACACCCCAGCAATCGCAGCGTTGCGAGAAGGAATCCAGCAGACCCTCGTCGAGTCATCCCGATGGGTTGCCGGAGAGCAGAAGGTCAAGTGGAAACGACGCTGGATTAAGGGACTGGATGGAAGAAAGGTACACGTTCGGTCACCACATGCCGCGCTCAACACGTTGCTTCAGTCAGCGGGTGCGCTCATTTGTAAGCTGTGGATTGTCGAGACTGAAGAGTTGCTTCTTAAAGCTGGCTTGAAGCACGGATGGGATGGCGACTTCGCCTACATGGCGTGGGTTCACGATGAAATACAAGTGGCCTGCCGGACCCCAGAGATTGCACAGCAGGTGATTGACACTGCACAGCAAGCTATGCGTAACGTGGGGGACCACTTTAAGTTCCGTTGCCGTCTGGATACAGAAGGTAAGATGGGTCCGAACTGGGCCGTATGTCACTAAGAGGTGCTTTATGAAAACTTACAGTGAACAGGAGGTTAAGGACCTCATGTATTCTGCGTGGTGGAGTGGGCATGAAGAGTCCCGCTACTCACCAAACCTCCACGGGTCGGCAATGTCTGACATCCGCAAACTAATCAGAGAACATAATGAACCAGATGAAGAGGAGATTTAACCATGGCTATGACCAAACGTGTACGTGTGGTATTTGATGCTAAGTTTGTAGCGAGCACGGATGACATCAACGAGTTCGCTAAGACCCTTGTTTGGTACTCCAAGCGCTTCATGGAGGGAGATAAGACCCTCAAAGGTGACGAGCTGGCACTGGCAGAAGCAGCGGCTAAGGAAGGCGTAGAGGCGGCTGTGGAGCTATCAATCAAGATGGCATACTCGAAGGTTATCAAGAGCGACCTCGCTGACGACAGCGTAACCGTCTCTAACGTCCGAGTGGAGGTTAAAAAGTGAGCGAGTATCTCAAAGTTCTGGCGGCCCTCAAGGGCTGCCCTAAGTCCTTCCAGTCGAACTATGTGCGGAACAACGCTGCGTTAGTCGCTGAGGCCGCGAGCCGTGGTCACATTTCGTGCCTGACCATGAGTGGTCGTAACGGTGGCGCTTGGGAAATTACCAGTGCCGGAGTGAAATTCCTTAAGACCCATGGAGGTTGTTTATGAGTAAGCTGTCCGATAACGTTAAAGGCTACGTAAAGGAGCTCGGAGAGCGGGAGACTGAGCACCGCAAGTATTCTTCGTTCTACCTGACGATATCCCTGAAGGTTACAGAGAGTGATGCTGAGAACGAAGAGGAGCTGCTGCCCTATGTCGGTAAAGAGATTGTTGCTACCGGAATGTGGGACGACACTTGGGGTGATGAGATTTACGACTGGCGAGTATTCTCTGTGGAGACCTCCGAGGAAGACACTGAGGCTCGCTCAGAGTTCCGCGAGTTACTCTCACACCTCAACGCTGAGGATAACAGTATGGCTCTTGATTTCCTTGAGAAGCACCTTAAGCCGAAACTGGTGGAGGAGCGTGTGGAGGTTCACCATGAGTAAGCACACATTGTTATCCTTCAGCGACTACCGGGCAACCCAGAAGATTGCCAAGGGTGTCCTTGTAATGGATGGTGACTGGCTGGTGTTCCAAGCCATGAGTGCCGCTGAGTTCGATGCCTCGTGGGAGGAGGAGATTTGGCACCGTTGCTGTGACCACGCTAAGGCCCGTGAGATTCTGGAGAACTCCATCGAGTCCTACAAGGGCCGCAAGAAGGCGTGGAAGAATGCCGACGTTGTCTTAGCGTTCACTGACCGTGTCAACTGGCGCAAGCTGCTGGTGGACCCAACGTACAAAGAGAACCGCGCGGTCGTCAAGAAACCTGTGGGCTACTTCGAGTTCCTTGAGTACGTCTTTGAGACCTACACGTGCGTCCTTGAGCCTCAACTCGAAGGCGATGACGTTATGGGCATCATTGGGTCTAACCCTCTCGTGTACAACTATGAGAAGGCCGTGCTGGTCTCCTGTGACAAGGACTTTAAGACCATCCCGGATTGCGACTTCCTGTGGTGTACGACTGGTAACATCCTCGTGCAGACTCAGGAGACAGCTGACTACTGGCACCTCTTCCAGACTATCAAAGGTGACATCACCGATGGTTACGGTGGCATCCCCGGATGGGGCGATACCGCTGAGGACTTCCTCAAGGAACCATTCATTGTGGAGCCTGTAACGTCCGTGCTGAAGTCCGGTAAGAACAAGGGCCAAGAGGTAACCAAGTGGGTGAAACGCGCTCCTGAGCCGGGAGAGACGCTCTGGGACTGCATCAAGTCCATTGGTGCCAAAGCAGGGATGACCGAGGCGGAAGTAATCAAGCAGGGCCAGATGGCTCGCATCCTCCGTTCTGATGAGTACAACATCGAGACTGGGGAGATTACTCTATGGCAACCGGGCAGCTGATTCTCATCGTCCTGACCATGGGCTTAGTCGCTCGTGGTCTCTGGATGTTGGCCTTGATTATCAAGCAGATAGTCGAGCACAAAGTAGAGTGATAAACTCATGGGCACAATTAGGACCCACTATAGGGAAGTGCCCATTATGATTATTACTTAAAGATTACTTAAAGAGGAGACTCAAATGTTAAAACCTATAGAGCACATCCTTAACAATCCTAATGACCTTCCTGACGTACCGCGAGCTGTCAAGGAGTACCTACAGTCTCGCTTCAATGCTGACTTCCTGTATCAGTCAGAGGTCCGTAAGCTGCGTGAAGCTGGCCACAGTGAGGAGTTCATCTCCGGTGTACTGTATGGTCACTACATGGCTTCGCGTGTCCTTGACGAGATGGAGGGACGTCAGCGTGCACTCAAAGAAGGAGATTGATTATGTGTTTCTCACCTAAAATGAAAGCACCTAAGGTCGACACAACGACTGTCCCTGAGCCAGCGCCACTGACGGAGGAACCTAAAGGTATCCAGTATGGTGGTGACGAAGATTCAAACAGCACCACTCCTGAGGTGTCAGGCCGTAAGTCGCTTAAGGTGGCCAAGACGACCGAGCCTACAGGGTCAGTCAGTAAAATCCGTAAGTCAGCTTTAGGAGGCTAACATGGGACTGTTCAAGAAAATCAAAAAGGCTATCTCCAAGGTAGTCAAGGCACCACTCAAGGCCGTGGGTCTGGCAGCAGATGCACCTAACGTGCAGGCAGCCGCTGAGACACCTGTGGCAGCGCCTCAGGAAGCACCGAAAGAGGTAGTGGAGGACGTTGAGTCTTCAGCAGACACTGAGTCTGGTAAGAAGAAATCCCGAGCGTCTGGCAAGAAGTCCCTCTCAGTTTCCCGCAGCTCAGGCGGTGGGATTAACTTATGATTGGTTACGGGGAGGGCTAACAAATGGCAGAAGTTAAACTCGAAGGCTTCGCAGAGGAGGGAGCCAAGGCGGTGTATGACCGTTTGAAGAACGACCGACAACCTTACGAGACACGAGCAGAGTCATGTGCACAGTACACGATTCCCTCGCTGTTCCCTAAGGACTCCGATAACGCATCAACCGATTACACGACTCCGTGGCAATCCGTAGGTGCTCGCGGCCTGAACAACCTAGCGTCCAAGCTGATGCTGGCCCTGTTCCCGATGCAGTCATGGATGAAGTTGACCATTAGTGAATACGAAGCGAAGAACCTTCTTGGTGACGCTGAGGGTCTCGCTAAGGTCGATGAGGGCCTCTCAATGGTAGAGCGCATCATCATGAACTACATCGAGTCCAACAGTTACCGAGTGACTCTCTTTGAGTGCTTGAAGCAACTGTGTGTGGCCGGGAACGCACTGCTGTACTTACCGGAGCCTGAGGGTTACACACCGATGAAGCTCTATCGACTGAACTCGTATGTGGTCCAGCGAGACGCTTTCGGTAACGTACTCCAGATTGTCACTCTCGACAAGATTGCGTTCAACGCTCTCCCTGAGGATGTCCGCAGCCAAGTGGAAGCAGCCCAAGGTGAGCAGAAGGAAGACGCTGAGATTGACGTATACACCCACGTGTACCTGAACGAAGCCGGGGATGGCTACTCGAAGTACGAAGAGGTTGCCGAAGAGGTGGTTCCGGGCAGTGAAGCCGAGTACCCGCTCGAAGAGTGTCCGTACATTCCGGTCCGCATGGTCCGCATCGACGGTGAATCCTACGGTCGTTCCTACGTGGAAGAGTATCTGGGTGACCTCAAGTCCCTAGAGAACCTCCAAGAGTCCATCGTGAAGATGGCCATGATTACCGCTAAGGTTATCGGTCTGGTAGACCCGGCAGGTATCACTCAGGTCCGCAGACTCACGGCAGCACAGTCTGGTGCGTTCGTACCGGGCCGTAAGCAGGACATTGAGTTCCTCCAGCTGGAGAAGTCTGGTGACTTTACCGTAGCGAAGAACGTAAGCGACACCATTGAGGCTCGCCTCTCGTATGCCTTTATGCTCAATAGTGCGGTACAACGTACAGGCGAGCGAGTCACAGCCGAAGAGATTCGGTACGTGGCGTCAGAGCTGGAAGATACCCTTGGTGGTGTTTACTCGATTCTCTCGCAGGAACTCCAGCTGCCTCTGGTAAGAGTGCTCTTGAAGCAACTACAAGCCACGCAGCAAATCCCGGAGTTACCTAAAGAGGCGGTCGAGCCAACTATCAGCACTGGCCTTGAGGCTATCGGACGCGGGCAGGACCTTGATAAGCTGGAGCGCTGCATTAACGCATGGTCAGCCCTTAAGGCCCTCGAAGGTGATGATGACCTCAACTTGGCTAACCTCAAGTTGCGCATCGCTAACGCTATCGGACTCGACACAGCTGGTATGCTTCTCACTCAGGAACAGAAGAATGCCCTTATGGCGCAGCAAGGTGCTCAGATTGCCACACAGCAAGGTGCCGCAGCTCTGGGTCAAGGGATGGCCGCACAGGCTACTGCAAGTCCCGAAGCGATGGCCGCAGCGGCTGATTCAGTCGGTATGCAACCGGGCATGTAATTAGGGCACACTATAGGGAGACACATCCAGATTGAATGAGGTCTGGTCAGAAGGTTCGAGTCCTTCGTGTTTCCCTCTTAGTCTTAACTTTAAGGAGATTGAAATGGCTGGCGAATCTAACGCAGACGTATACGCATCCTTCGGTGTTAACAGTGCTGTACTGACTGGTAGCACACCTGAGGAGCACCAAGAAAACATGTTGGCTCTTGATGTTGCTGCCCGTGATGGCGATGATGCAATCGAGCTGAACACCAACAGTGATGACCCGTATGGCTCCGATGTGGACCCTTTCGGTGAACCTGAAGAGGGCCGTATGCAGGTCCGTATCTCCGCTGACGGTTCAGACGAACAGGATGGCGAAGAGGGTCAGGGCGACGAAGAACAGCAGGGCGACGAAGAGGGTCAGCTGGAGGAAGTAACCGACGATGGTGAACCTGAAGAGTTCAAACCGATTGGCGAAACTCCGGCTGACATCAACGAAGCCTCTCAGCAGCTGGAAGAACACGAAGCTGGCTTTAACGACATGGTTGCTACTGCAATTGAACGCGGTCTCTCACAGGATGCTGTGACCCGTATTCAGCAGGAGTACCAGAACGAAGACAGCTTGTCCGATGAGTCTTACCGAGAGCTGGCCGAGGCGGGCTACAGTAAGGCGTTCGTCGATGCGTACATTCGTGGTCAGGAAGCTCTGGTCAACCAGTACGTAGAGAAAGTGATGGACTTCGTGGGAGGCCGTGAGCGCTTCCAGCAGGTCTACAGCCACATGCAGACCAATAACCCTGAGGGTGCTGAGGCGCTCATCAAGGCTTTTGAGTCTCGTGATGTAGCCACCATGAAGACGATTCTGAACCTAGCGGGACAGTCTCGTGATAAAACCTTTGGTAAGAAAGCTGAGCGCTCTATTGCCAAACGTGCGACCCCAGCGAAACCTGCGCCACGCAAGGCTGTGGGCTTCGAGTCTCAAGCTGAGATGATTAAAGCGATGTCCGACCCGCGCTACCGCACCGACTCTAAGTATCGTCGTGAAGTAGAGCAAAAGGTAATCGACTCAACGTTCTAATGAATTAGGGCACACTATAGGGAGACCACCAGACTGAACACGGTGACGTCCACTGGCTCCCTTCGAGTTACACAATGAGTATCACCTCGTTTCAAGTAGTACCTCAAAACATTTCGTATAAACAACATAAGGAGATTCAACATGGCTAACATGCAAGGTGGACAGCAGCTCGGTACTAACCAAGGTAAAGGTCAATCCGCAGCAGACAAGCTGGCGCTATTCCTGAAAGTATTCGGCGGTGAAGTTCTGACCGCATTCGCTCGTACCTCTGTGACCACTAACCGTCACATGCAGCGTCAAATCAGCTCCGGTAAGTCCGCACAGTTCCCTGTGATTGGTCGCACCAAGGCTGCTTACCTGCAACCGGGCGAGTCTCTGGATGACAAACGTAAAGACATCAAGCACACGGAGAAGACCATTAACATTGATGGCCTGCTGACTGCGGACGTGCTGATTTACGACATCGAAGACGCGATGAACCACTATGACGTGCGCTCCGAGTACACCTCTCAGATTGGTGAATCTCTGGCGATGGCCGCTGATGGTGCGGTTCTGGCTGAGCTGGCTGGTCTGGTTAACCTCGCTGATTCCGTCAACGAGAACATCGCTGGTCTGGGCAAACCGTCCCTGCTGGAAGTTGGTCTGAAAGCTGACCTGACCGACCCGGTTAAACTGGGCCAAGCGGTTATTGCACAGCTGACCATTGCTCGTGCAGCTCTGACCAAGAACTACGTCCCGGCGAACGACCGTACGTTCTACACCACCCCGGACGTGTACTCTGCGATTCTGGCGGCTCTGATGCCTAACGCTGCGAACTATGCGGCTCTGATTGACCCTGAGCGTGGTTCTATCCGCAACGTGATGGGCTTCGAAGTCGTCGAGGTTCCGCACCTGACCGCTGGTGGTGCTGGTGATGACCGCCCGGACGAAGGCGCAGAAGCAACCAACCAGAAGCATGCCTTCCCGGCAACTGGTGGTAAAGTCAACAAAGAGAACGTTGTGGGCCTGTTCCAGCACCGTTCCGCTGTTGGTACCGTCAAGCTGAAAGATCTGGCTCTGGAGCGTGCCCGCCGCGCTGAGTATCAGGCTGACCAGATTATCGCTAAGTACGCGATGGGTCACGGTGGTCTGCGTCCTGAATCTGCTGGTGCGCTGGTTTTCAAGGCGGCCTCAGCGTAAATACCTTTAGTGCTCGGACGGTAACCCCGTCTGAGTATGAGGTGCAGACTGTAGCTATTAATGGTGATTCGCTTAAGGTAGCACTCGATGGACTGGAAGGAGTAACGGATTGGTCAAGCCTTGAGGTAACCTATGGTACTTCAGGGATTGCCAGCCACACTCGCCGTACCAACACGCTGTACTTCAAAGGAATCGCTGTAGGCGAAACTTTGGTGACTGTCAGCTTTGATGGGTCTGAAATGAAGTCCTTTAAGCTGGTCGTGACTAACTAATAAGCCAAACCCCTTGGGGACCACTCACGGTCTCTGAGGGGTTTTTTCGTTAGGAGCTTACATTATGAACATGCAAGATGCTTACTTTGGGTCTGCCGCTGAGCTGGATGCTATCAACGAGATGCTCGCAGCTATCGGTGAATCCCCAGTGACCACCCTTGACGAAGATGGTAGCGCAGACGTAGCGAACGCTCGTCGTATCCTCAACAGGATTAACCGCCAGATTCAGTCTAAAGGTTGGGCCTTCAACATCAACGAATCGGCCACACTGACCCCTGATGCGGACACTGGGCTTATTCCATTCCGTCCGGCCTACCTGTCAATCCTTGGTGGCCAGTACGTCAACCGTGGTGGCTGGGTGTACGACAAGTCCACAGGGACAGATACCTTCTCTGGGGCAATCACAGTGACCCTCATCACGCTTCAGGACTACGACGAGATGCCTGAGTGTTTCCGCCAGTGGATAGTCACCAAGGCCAGCCGTCAGTTCAACTCTCGGTTCTTCGGAGCGGAGGACGTAGAGAACTCTCTGGCACAGGAAGAGATGGAAGCACGGATGGCGTGCAATGAGTACGAGATGGACTTCGGTCAGTACAACATGCTTGACGGTGACGCATACGTGCAGGGTCTCATCGGTCGTTAATCAGAAACTTAAGGAGGACCAAATGGGTTACGTTAAGTATCGCTCAGACGAGGAACGTACTGAGGCGAGGCGTTTAGCCAAGGAGCGCAAACAGGAATTCTTCAATACCCCAGAAGGAAAGCGCTGGAAGAAGAACACGAGGTTGAAAAGCCTGTACGGAATCACTCTGGATGAGTATGAGCGGATGCTTGAAGCACAGGGGTACAAATGCTGGTGCTGTGGGGTAGAACACAAAGAGGACGGGCGGTACGGACCACTGTGCGTAGACCACAACCATACGACTGGAGACGTTCGAGGACTCCTGTGCCGAAGATGTAATATGGTCATAGGCAACGTTGAGGAGTCCAAGGAACTACTAACTACACTGATTGATTATCTGGAGGTACACAATGGCACTGGTAAGTCAGTCGATAAAAAATCTTAAGGGAGGCATTAGCCAGCAGCCTGAAATCCTACGGTACCCAGAGCAGGGTTCGCTTCAGGTCAACGGTTGGTCCTCCGAGACTGAGGGTCTCCAGAAGCGACCACCTATGGTGTTCATCAAGTCACTTGGCCCTCGGGGCTACTTGGGGGAAGACCCTTACGTCCACCTCATCAACCGTGATGAGTACGAGCAGTATTACGCTGTGTTCACTGGGAATGACGTAAGGGTGTTCGACCTGTCCGGCTATGAGTATCAGGTCCGAGGAGACCGCTCATATGTGACCGTCAATAACCCTAAGGATAACTTGCGGATGGTGACAGTGGCCGACTATACGTTCATCGTCAACAGGACCAGACAGGTACGCGAAAGCCCACTACAGACTAACGGTGGGGTATTCAGGGACGACGTGGACGGCATCATTAACGTGCGTGGTGGGCAGTACGGTCGCAAGCTGGAAGTGAACATTAATGGCGTGTGGGTTAGCCACCAGCTCCCTCCGGGTGACAACGCTAAGGATGACCCACCGAAGGTTGACGCGCAGGCCATCGCCGAGGCTCTCGCAGTCCTTCTCCGAACAGCGCACCCTACGTGGACCTTTGACGTGGGCACTGGATACATTCACTGCGTTGCACCAGCTAACACCACTCTGGATGTATTCGAGACGAAGGATGGCTACGCCGACCAGTTAATCAACCCCGTGACCCACTACGTTCAGAGCTTCTCTAAGTTACCACTGAACGCACCAGACGGGTACATGGTGAAGATTGTTGGGGACACCTCCAAGACTGCTGACCAGTATTACGTAAAGTATGACAAGAGCCAGAAGGTCTGGAAGGAGACCGTTGGCTGGAACATCTCGATAGGCTTAGAGTACCACACGATGCCTTGGACCCTAGTTCGAGCGGCTGATGGTAACTTTGACCTTGGGTATCACGAGTGGACCAACCGGCGGGCTGGCGATGAGGACACAAACCCTCAACCATCCTTTGTTAACTCCACGATAACCGATGTGTTCTTCTTCAGGAACCGCTTAGGGTTCATCTCTGGGGAGAACATCGTGCTATCCCGCACCAGTAAATACTTTGAGTTCTACCCGCCGTCAGTGGCCAACTATACGGATGATGACCCACTGGATGTTGCCGTGAGTCATAACCGTGTGTCGGTCCTTAAGTATGCTGTGAGCTTCGCAGAGGAGCTGCTGCTGTGGTCTGACGAGGCACAGTTCGTTCTGTCGGCCAACGGTGTGTTATCCGCTAAGACTGCACAGCTGGACCTGACCACTCAGTTCGACGTGTCAGACCGTGCGCGTCCTTACGGTATCGGCAGGAATATCTACTATGCGTCTCCTCGCAGCTCCTTTACGTCCATCATGCGTTACTACGCGGTACAGGATGTAAGCTCGGTGAAGAACGCAGAGGACATGACGGCACACGTCCCAAACTACATTCCGAACGGTGTGTACAGCATCAACGGGTCCGGTACTGAGAACTTCGCGTGTGTGCTGACCAAGGGCGCTCCCAGCAAGGTGTTCATCTACAAGTTCCTCTACATGGACGAGGACATCCGCCAGCAGTCGTGGTCCCACTGGGACTTCGGGGATGGTGTGGAGGTGATGGCAGCAAACTGTATCAACTCAACGATGTACCTACTGATGCGGAACGCCTACAACGTGTGGATAGCTGCTGTCGACTTTAAGAAGGAGTCGACCGACTTCCCGTTCGAGCCTTACAGGTTCCACGTGGACGCCAAGCGGTCATACCACATCTCAGAGACTGCGTACGACATCGAGACCAACCAGACGGTAGTGAACGTCAAGGACATCTACGGTGCATCGTTCTCGAAGGGCACGGTGGCAATCTGCGAGAGTGACGGTAAAATCACTGAGTATGAGCCGATGGGTGACTCTTGGGATTCAACCCCAGACATTCGCATTAGTGGTGACATCTCCGGTAAGGATATCGTCATTGGGTTCCTGTACGACTTCCAATATGTGTTCAGTCGGTTCCTCATCAAGCAGGAGCAGAATGATGGCACAACGTCCACCGAGGACTCTGGTCGTCTACAGCTGCGTAGGGCGTGGGTGAACTATCAGAACACTGGTGCGTTCACTGTGAGCGTCGAGAATGGCAACCGTGAGTTCAACTATCTGGTCAACGCCAGAGTGGGCTCTACTGGTCTGCGTCTGGGCCAGAAGGCCACAACTACTGGTCAGTATCGTTTCCCGGTGACAGGCAACGCATTGTACCAGAAGGTGTCTCTAAGTTCCTTCAACGCTTCCCCAGTGTCAATCATCGGGTGCGGCTGGGAGGGTAACTATAGCAGACGTGCCAACGGTATTTAACTGAAGGAATCCTTATGGTGTGCTCAATTAGGGCACACTATAGGGAGACCACACTAAGAGGGGACTTAAAGCATGTACATTAGAAACACTGTAAGTAATGACTTCGAGCTATTCATCCCGGCCTACCATGACGTACTTGAGGCACAGGCCATGGGTATAGAACCATCGTTCCCAGCGGTTACTGAGTGTGTCACGTTAGACCACGATGGTTTTCCTTTGGCTATAGGTGGACATTGCGGAGACCAGTGCTGGTTCGTCACGAGTGACCAAGTGTGGAGACTCGACAGGGCTGGCAAGCTGGAGTTCCGTGAGAGAATCATGGAGTACAGGGACATGTTATTGGGTGTTTATCCATCCCTGTGGAACTTCGTGTGGGTCGGTAATGGTCCCCACAAGCGGTTCCTTAAGTCCATCGGTGCTGTATTCCATGAGGAGTACACTCAGGGTGGGAAGTTCCAACTGTTCACCATAACGAGGAGGTAACTATGTGCTGGATGGCAGCTATTCCTATCGCAATGACAGCAGTACAAGCCATCGGTCAGTCACGCAGTGAAGCCAAGATGATTGGCCTTCAGAATGACCAGATGCGCCGACAGTCTGCCCAGATGATTAAAGAGTCAAACATTCAGAACGCTAATGCCAGCCTTGAGCAGAAGCAGAAGCTGGAAGAAGCCAGTGCGGACCTGACCGCTAAGAATCTCGATAAGGTTCAGGCCATGGGTACAATCCGCGCAGCAATCGGAGAGGGAAACCTTGAGGGTGCCAGCATGGAACGTATCAGTCGAATCGAGGAGGGCAAGTTCATTCGGGAGGCCAACGCGGTCACCGATAACTACCGTCGAGACTATGCGTCACTGTTCGCTCAGCAGCTGGGTAACTCTGAGTCCACTATCGACCAAGTTAAGACCATGCAGAAGGCAGAGACCAAAGGTAAATCCAAACTGGAGCAGGTGCTCGACCCTCTGGCAATGATGGGTTCACAGGCAGCATCCGCATATGCTTCTGGTGCGTTCGACAGCAAGTCCACCAAGGCCCCAATCAGTCAGGCCAAGGGCACTAAGGTAGGAGGTAAGTAATGGCTAGTAAATTAGAACAAGCGTTGGGCCAACTACCGCAGGCCGGGTCTACCCGCATCCGTGGTGGCTCAGCGTCCATGCAGTATCGTCCAGTGACCATTCAACAGGAGGGTGTCCGTCAGTCCAACCTCGTGCAGTCCTTGGCGAAGTTTGGGGCAGCGATGGGTGAGGCAGCGGATGCATACGACAAGCGCCAGCGAGATAAAGCTGAGGAGCGGTCCGACGAGATTATCCGTAAGTTGACCCCGGAGCAGCGCCGGGAGGCAATCAAGAACGGGACCCTGCTGTATCAGGATGACCCGTACGCTATGGAGGCCCTACGGTTCAAGACTGGCCGTAACGCTGCATTCCTCATTGACGACGAAGTGGCGCAGAAGGTTCAGAACGGTGAGTTCCGTACTCGTACTGAGATGGAAGAGTATCGCCACAAACGGTTGACCGAAGGTGCCAACGAGTTCGCTGAACAGTTCATGATTAACCCTGAGGACTCTGAGTTCCAGAGAGGGTTCAACGCGAACATCACCGAGCGTAACATCTCACTGTATGGCAAGCATGATGCGTTCCTTAGTGAGCAGGCCCAGAAGGGTGCCATACTGGCCTCGAAGGTGGAACTGTCCGGTGTCCTTAAAGACCCAGCCGTTTTGGCACGTCCAGAGTCCGGTGAGTTCTTCCAGCGCTACATCGACAACGCGATTAAGACCGGGAGTATCCCTAGCGACGCTCAGGCGCAGCAGGTAATCATCGGGTCCCTTAACGATGTCATCCAGCGTCCGGGTGCTACCAACTTCCTCCAGAGCCTTGCAGACCGTCCGGTTACCCTCAACGGGAAGACCTCGACCTATAAGGAGCTGATGGGAGAGGAGCAGTGGAATGCCCTGATGGTCAAGGCCCAGTCGACTCAGTTCGACAATGACGCTAAGTTGTCCGAGGGTTTCCGCCTTGGGATTACCAGCGCGTTGAACCAAGACGACACCAGCAAGGGATGGGAGATGCTTCAGGGTGCCAAAGCGGAACTTGACCGCCTACAGCCCGGTGAGCAGATGACCCCAGAGCGTGAGCGCTTGATTCAGGCTGAGGAGCAGATGCAGGCCCGTTTCCGTCAGGAGGCCCAAGCGGCAGCCAAGGAGATGGACAAGCGTCAGAAGACCATCAATAAGAATCAGGTAATCGACCAGCAGTTCACTAAGCGTATAAACGGCCAGTATGTGTCCACCAGCTACAAGGACATGCCGACCAACGAGAACACCGGAGAGTTCACGCACAGTGACATGGTGAACTACGCTAACGGTAAGCTGGCTGAGATTGACCAGATGCAGCTCACAGAGCAACAGAAGGACCGCATGAAGCTGAGCTACCTCCGGGCAGACTCAGAGGGTGGAGCCTTCCGTACCGTTGTGGGCCAGATGGTTACCGACGCCGGGTCTGAATGGTCTGCCGCTGTGATTAACGGTAAGCTACCTGAGGATACCACGGCGTTGAACAAACTGCGCACCATGCGTAACACCGACCCGGACCTCTTCGCTGCACTGTACCCGGACAAGGCCGACTTGTTCCTAACGATGGACATGATGGACAAGCAGGGCATTGACCCGCAGATTCTCATCGACGCTGACCGTTCCCGCCGCAGTCTCACCAAAGAGATGCAGTACGAGGATGATAAAGCGTGGGCGTCCCTGAAGAACAACTCAGAGTCTCCCGAGCTGTCCCGCATTCCGGCCAGTCTGGATGGTATGGCCCGTAAGATTTACGACAGCGTCAAGTACCGTACAGGCAACAGCGACATGGCGATGCAGCAGACCGACAAGTTCCTCAAGGAATCCACTGTGACCTTCAAAGGTGATGACGTGGATGGTGATACCATTGGTATTATCCCGAAGAACATCTTACAGGTCAGTGATGACCCTAAGAGCTGGGAGCAGGGCCGAGACATCCTCGAAGAAGCCCGTAAGGGAATCATCGCGGCTAACCCTTGGGTAACCAACAAGCAGCTGACGATGTACCAGCAGGGTGACTCTATCTACATGATGGACACCACTGGCACTGTACGCATCCGCTACGACAAGGAGCTACTGACTCGCACCTATCAGGAACAGCAGCAGCGACTGGCCAAGGAAGCCGAAGAGAAGGCACTGAAGGAAGCAACCAAACGCGCACCTATCGCCGCAGCCACTCAGGCCCGTAAGGCCGCTGGTGAGCGTGTCCGTGCGAAACGTAAAGCCACTCCGAAGTTCATCTATGGAGGTGGTGATGAGTAAACAATAAGGAGACAACATGAGTATTCTCGACACCCTACGGGGCAAATCAACAGTAACAGCCTCAGGGTGTTGGGAGTTAAACCTTGCGCCCAACCGAGATGGTTACAAGCAGATACGTATCAACGGAACAAAACAATACGCTCATAGGCTGGCGGTAGGGGCACAAAAGGGAGAGATTGTTATGCACCACTGTGACAACCCCGGCTGCTGCAACCCAGAACATCTCAGTATCGCTACCCAGAAGGAGAACGTTAGAGATATGTTCAACAAGGGAAGAAGTAATAGGCAGAAGCTCACCGATGCCATAGCAATTACCATACGTAAGTCCGTAGAGAAGAATAGAGTTCTAGCTGAGCGCTACGGAGTGTCTGAGCAGCTAATTTGTGATATCAAGAAAGGGAGGGCATATGTCCACTTACAATAAGAATGCACCAAGCGACTACGATGGCATCTTTCAGAAGGCGGCAGACTCTCATGGAGTTAGCTACGACCTCCTGCGTAAGTTATCGTTTAATGAATCATCCTTCAACCCTAAGGCCGTCTCTAAGACTGGCCCTAAAGGAATCATGCAATTCACCCGCAACACGGCCCGCGCTATGGGCCTTAACGTGACCGATGGTGATGACGATGGGCGATACAACCCAGAGTTAGCCATTGACGCTGGCGCTAAGCTGCTTGCAAGTCTCGTCAAGAAGTACAACGGGGATGAGCTGAAAGCAGCCCTAGCGTACAACCAAGGGGAAGGCCCAGCGGGCGCACCTCAGCTTCAGGCTTACGATAAGGGCGACTTCGGGTCTATCTCCGAGGAAGGCCGTAACTACATGCGGAAGCTGCTGGATGTGGCCAAGAGTCCAAACTCAGGCGCACTGGAGGCTTTCGGTGGCATCACCCCAAAGGGTAAAGGGATTCCCGCAGAGGATGCCTTCAAGGGCATCGCTAAGTCTGGAAAGGTTGGTACCGAACTGCCGGAGTCCCATGGGTTCGAGATTGAGGGTGTAGCGCAGGAAGCACCAAGCACTCCATACGCTAAGGACTTCTGGGAGAAGACCGGGACTACTCTCGATGAGTATAACTCTCGGTCAACCTTCTTCGGGTTCGGGGACGCTGCTGAGGCTCAGATTCAGAACTCCACATTAGGTGTGGCCTTCCGTGCTGCGCGGGCCGACGATGGGTACGATGTGTTCAAGGACACAATGACCCCGACTCGCTGGAACTCCTATGTCCCCTCCAAGGAAGACCTACAGAAGCTGCGCGACTCTGGGTTACCTCCAAGTTACTACGGTGTGGTGACTGGTGGTGACGGTGAGAACTGGGACGCACTCATCAAGCTGGCCAAGGATAACTTCGAGGCTGACCAACGGGCCGCTGAGGCTGGTACTGGTGCGAAACTCGCTGCTGGTATCGTTGGTGCTGGTGTAGACCCGCTCAGCTATGTACCTCTGGTCGGTGTGGCCGGGAAGGGACTAAAGGTGGTCAATAAGGCCCTGCGAGTAGGTGCACAGGCTGGAGCACTCAGTGTTGCCTCTGAGGGAATCCGTACGTCAGTAGCTGGCGGCGAAGCTCACTACGCTGATGCAGCACTTGGCGGGTTACTGTTCGGTGCTGGCATGTCGGCCCTCAGTGACGCTGTGGCGGCTGGTATCCGTAAGGCCCGTGGCGTTGAATCCGTGAATGAGTTCGCTGGGCCAGCACTCCGTATGGAAGCCAGAGAGACTGCCATTAACACTGGTGGTCACGACACCTCGACACTACCTCCAGAGAACTTCGCGTTCGAGCAGGACCACAGAGGTGTTCCGTTTGCCGACCACCCGACCGAAGAGGGCGCAGTGGTTCTGGCCAATGGTTCCATCCTGAGTGATACCAACCCGCTTAACCCAAGGACTCAACGTGACTTCGCAGAGATTGACCCAGAGCGTGCAGCTCCCGGTATTAAGCTCGGCGGGTTCACTGAGATTGGCCTGAAGACCTTAGGGTCCAAGGATGCTGGTGTTCGTGCAATCGCTCAGGACCTCGTGCGCTCTCCAACAGGGATGCAATCCGGGTCTAGTGGTAAGTTCGGTGCGACCGCTTCGGACATCCATGAGCGGCTCCATGCGACTGACCAGCGGATGTATAACCAACTGTATGACGCTGTTGACCGTGCCATGAAGGACCCAGAGTTCTCCGTGGGTGAGCAGAAGATGTCACGCAGAGCCATCCGTCAGGAAGTCTACAAGCGTGCGGCCTTGGCGATTGAGCGTCCAGAGTTACAGGCTGATTTGACCAAAGGTGAACGTGAGGTTATGGACCTGCTGAAGGAGCACTTCGACACCAAGCGTGAACTGATGGAACAGCCGGGTATCTTCGGTAACGCTAACGCCGTGAGCATCTTCCCCGGTAGTCGACACAAGGGTACCTACGTTCCTAACGTGTACGACAGGGGTGCTAAGGAGCTGATGATTCAGAAGCTGGGTGGACCTGAAGGACTCCAACAGGCAATCGCTCAGAGCTGGCTTACCAGTTACCGAGTGCGACCTGAGGTCAAGGCACGTGTCGATGAGTACCTGATGGAACTCAACGGCTACAAGTCGGTTGACCAAGTGACACCTGAGGTGGTCCAGAAGCACGCCATGGATAAGGCGTACGGTATCAGCCACACTGAGGACTTCACGGCATCCAGTGTCATTGACGACAACATCACAGGTCTGGTCGGTATTGAGAACAACTCGTTCCTTGAGGCCCGTAACATGTTCGACAGCGACCTCCCGGTTACCTTACCGGATGGGTCGACCTTCAGTGTCAACGACCTGAGGGACTTCGACATGGCACGGATTATCCCAGCGTACGACCGTCGAGTTAACGGTGATATCTCCATCATGGGCGGTAGCGGTAAGACCACGCAGCAGCTCAAGGACGAAATCATGGCGTTAGACAAGAGGGCCGAACGCAAGGGACAACTGAAGGGTGAAGTGGAAGCACTGAAGGACACCGTTAAGATTCTCACTGGTCGTGCTCGCCGTAACAACGATACGGCCTTTGAGACCGCCATGCGTACCCTGAACGACCTAGCGTTCTTCGCTAAGAACTTCTACATGGGTCCACAGAACCTCACAGAGATTGCAGGGATGTTGGCCAAGGGTAACGTTAAGGCGATGCTCCACGGTATTCCAACGTTGCGTGACCTCGCCACCAGAACCTCTCCGGTGTCCGGTAGTGAAATCCGCGAACTCCATGGGGCGCTGTTCGGTAAGGAACTCGACCAGTTAATCCGTCCGGGGCGTGAGGATATCGTACAGCGAATCCGTGAGGCTTCCGATACCAGTGGGGCCATGGCGTCAGTCATTGGTACCATCAAGTTCGGTACTCAGGAGCTGTCAGCTCGTTCTCCTTGGACCAAGATGTTGAATGGTACGGCTAACTACATTCTGGACACTGCCCGTCAGGGTGTGCTCGGGGATGTGGCTGGTGCGGCCCTAGGCGGTAAGGGTTCCAAGTTTGGCAAAGAGAACTTCCTCAAAGCTGCCTCTATCAGTCCTGAGCAGTGGAAGGGAATCAAGCAACTCTTTGTCGACCACGCGACTCGTGACGCTAACGGCCAGTTCACCATCAAGGACAAGAATGCTTTCAGTCAGGACCCGAGGGCGATGGACCTGTGGCGTCTTGCCGATAAGGTTGCCGACGAGACCATGCTGAGACCTCACAAGGTGTCCCAGCAGGATTCCAAGGCGTACGGTGCTGGTGTCAAGATGGCTATGCAGTTCAAGAACTTCACCATCAAGTCACTCAACGCCAAGTTCATTCGGTCCTTCTACGAGGGCTACAAGAACAACCGTGCTATCGACATGGCGTTGACCCACGTGTTGTCTCTGGGTATCGCCGGGACTTACTTTGCGATGCAGGCCCATGTGAAGGCTTACGGCCTCCAAGAGTCTCAACGTAAGGACTACCTGAAGAAAGCCCTGAACCCGACCATGCTGGGCTACGCAGCGTTGACCCGAAGTTCCCACACTGGTGCCCCGCTGTCTATCGTTTCGATGATGGCTGGTGCTGCTGGGTTCCAAGATGCCAACATGCTGCGCTCCACCATCTTACCGAAGGAGGAGCAGTTCCAGAATAAAGACGGAGCGTCCAAAGGTAGAGCCGAGTCGAGCAACCTTGCGGGTAACTTAGGGTCTCAGGTCCCGGCTCTGGGTTACGTAGGGAACGTCATTGCGACCGCTAAGAACGCCTACGGTGTTGCTACAGCGCCCAACAAGCCGACTGAGCGTGACTACATGACTGGCCTGATGAACTCCACCAAGGAGCTTGTTCCGAACGACCCGCTGACCCAGCAGCTCATCATGAAAATCTATGAGGCTAACGGGGTCACCATCAAGCAGCAGCCGAAGCCTAACTAATTAGGACACACTATAGGGAGACCCGAGCGGTTTCCCTTCTCATTCAACTAAAGGAGGCCACAATGGACCAAGATACTAAAACAATCATCCAATACCCCACCAGCGGTGACGAATACGACATACCCTTTGACTACCTGTCGCGTAAGTTTGTCCGTGTGTCTCTCGTATCGGATACCCAGCGCATCTTGCTGGATAACATCACAGATTACCGTTACGTCTCCAGAACGCGCGTCAAGCTGCTGGTAAGTACCGATGGGTATAGTCGTGTAGAGATTCGACGCTTCACCTCTGCGTCCGAGATGGTCGTGGACTTCAGCGATGGGTCCGTTCTCCGCGCGACCGACCTTAACGTGTCCGCTCTACAGTCTGCACACATCGCAGAGGAGGCTCGTGACTTATTCAGCACATCCCTGAGCATTGGCCAACTTCGCTACTTTGACGCTAAAGGCTTGCAGATAAAGAATGTAGCAGCAGGTGTTGACAATACCGATGCAGTAACCGTTCAGCAGCTCAACAAGATAATCGCTGACGTCGTGACCACCATCCCTGACAGTGTGGCAGATAACATCCGGGGACTTTGGGCGCGAGTTTTAGGTGACATCGGAATCACGCTTGTTGACGGTAGCTTCGAGACTGGTGCAACCATTACTACCAGAACTCAAGCACTGTGGTCCATAAGTGGCCGTAAGTGCTATACATGGGCTGGTGCTCTGCCTAAGGTTGTCCCAGAGAACTCTACCCCAGAGTCTACAGGCGGTATTTCCGAAACGGCGTGGGTGGATAGTTCCTCCAAGGCCCTCGGTGTACTTTTGGCTGGACCATCTGGAGCTGAGCGCGTCGGTCTCAAGCAGGGCGGTACCGTTCAGGACGCCATTAATTGGTTGACGTTCGACTCCTTCGACATCGTAAAGGATGGTTCAAAAGATGTCACGGCAGACATTATGGCAGCCTGCGTTGTAGCCAACGACCTCGGGCTGGACATTAAGCAGAACGATGGGACATACCTAGTGTCTGGGAACCCTGTGTGGCCTGTGTACAACTCGCTTGACCTCAATGGGGTGACGCTGAAGTTGGCTGCTGGTTTCACTGGGTACTTTGCACTGACCCAGAAGGACTCCACAACGGTTTACGGGCCAACCAGTCCTATCGTTCAGGCCATCAATGCGGCTGGTGGGCGAACCGCTGGCTCTGGCGTTCTGGAAGGTCTGGTGAACTCTACCGAGCTGAATGGAAAGTTCCTGTTCATGGAGGGTGCCGATGTCCTTTATTATTCCCGAGGAACAGCTAAGTACTGGTGGACGAACACCTACCTGTCAAACCGTGGGAAACTGAGTGACAACCTTAAGTATGGCGTATCGGCTATCACGAAGATAACGGCAGTTACCCCTCGCACGAAGATTGTCTACTATCGTCTTCCTAATCTGGACTTTGGCAATGGCCCAGCGAACAACGGTGTGATTCGTGTACTGAACAACACCCGGTTCATTATGCAGGGTGGCTCAATCTCCAACCGTCCACTTAAGGATGTGTCAAAGAGTCCCGTCATAATCAGCCTCAACTACTGCGCAGCCTTCAAGGCGTACGACTTCTTCGACCCGTATCCGGCCTTTGCGGTGGACGCCAATAACTCGCTCGTCTACTCCTACACCCTGAACTTCAACGACATCGCTGACGCTGTGTTTGAGAACTTCAACTCGCAGGGGTACGGTTGGGGCGTGGTCGGTGGGCAGCGCTCTACCAATATAACCTATCGTGACTGTAACCTTAACAGGGTGGACATGCACGACCCTTACATGGGGTACCTGAAGGTGCTGGACACCCGCTTGGGTACTTGGGGCATCAATGCTTCGGGAATGGGCGATATGTACTTAGAGCGCGTCACGGTCGATTTGGATGATTCGGCACATGGTGGCTACCGCGAGCACGAAGGCATCATCAACGCCCGTGGTGACTTTGGCGGGTTCCACGATGGTGGTCTGTACATTAAGGACCTGACAATCGTCGGTGAGGCTTCCGCCTTCGAGGCAGCATCTGGGCACCCAGTGGCGCTGGTCTCTGCATACTCCTTCAACGCATCCCTTGCGTATATCCCTGAGTCTTCTCCGGTTACTCCGTGGGGCTTCAAGGAGGTAATCGTTGAGGGCCTGCACTGCCCGTTCAAGCGGACTGGTCGTCGGTTCAACTCCATCATCTCAGCTCCAAGTATTCAGTTCACTGTGTATCACCCAATGCGGGTTAAACTGGAGGACTGTAACTTCAACTCTACGGCGTTCGAGAAGTTCGACCTGAGGGGCTGGAGGGTTACTCCGTACAACCCCTCGAAGGTTGGTATCGCGAACACTCTGGCATTCCGTCCTACGAACTTTGTTGATGTGGAGGACTGCTCGATGGTTGGCCTTGAGTTCACCCGACCGACTAGTGCATACGACTACTCTAACTTTGACGTAAACCTCGTTAACGTTAAGAACGTAGAGGAGCACTCCCTGTCGCCGTTCACTCTGTACACTAACCAGTGTGGTCGTTATAACTTGGTTGGGTGCGGTCTGCAACAGATTGTGGACAAGTCGATGACCACTGGTGAGCGCGCAAACCGTCGGAGTACGTTCTCGGTGACTGGTGGGACTTGGAACTCCCTTTCCGGGAACCCTACGGATATAACCTACGGTAACGGCTACGACATCCCTGTGGTGGCGACTGGTGTTATGTTCGTTGGTCCGTACTCCCAGACTGAAGTGACAGGCGCAAACTTGAACGTTGCAGAGTTTGTTCAGGCATCCGGCTGCAAGTTCCTCAGTTCCGGCCCGACCTACATCCAGCCGTTACTCTGGAGTGGTGCAGGTGGTCCAACTGGAGCGAGTGCTAACTTCAACGTGGCACGCGGGAACACTCTGGGCCTGAACATCTCTGCGGTGAACGGTGAGACGTCTCAGGTTATCGCGGCGACTCTGGTGATTCCGCAAGGGTTCTCAACTGGACCGGCTGCTGGTACAACCTACGGGTTCGCCGTGGAAAAGAACATCAACTACCAATTAGGGCTTAACGCCCGCAGCCTGAAGGCGAACGTTGGTTTAGTGCGTTGTAGTGATACCATAACCGGGGTGTACCTGAACGCATAAGGAGGTATTAATGTTATCCCTAGACTTCAACAACGAAGTTATCAAGGCGGCTCCCATTGCGGGGGTCGCTGGGGCTGACGGTGTAGCGAGGCTCTTTTGGGGCCTCTCACTCAATGAGTGGTTCTACGTCGCGGCAATCGCCTACACAGTGGTTCAAATTGGTGCCAAGGTAGTCGACAAAATCATTGACTGGAAGAAAGCAAACAGAGGTGACTCGTGAAAGATGAGCGCCCAGATTTATAAGGAGTGACATATGGACCTGATTAAATTCCTCGAAATGTTAGACACTGAAATGGCTCAGCAGATGCTAATGGACCTGAAGAATCCCGAGAAGCGAACCCCTCAGCTGTACAACGCCATTGGTAAACTACTGGAGCGACACAAGTTCCAAATCTCTAAGCTGACCCCAGACGTTAACATCTTGGGTGGTCTGGCTGAGGGTCTGGAGGCTTATAACTCCAAGGTGGGTGCGGATGGCCTGACAGACGACGATGCGTTCACCCTACAGTGATATACTCAAGGTACTACTATATGTAGTGCCTTTATGGATGTCATTGCACTATGCTAGGCGTTCCTACGTGAAATCTGAGAAACAACGGGAGGCATTATGCTGGAGTTCACAAAGAGAATCGTCCCGTACCTTGTGGCTATCATGGTGTTTGCCTTCGGGTGGCACTTGGGTTCGCAATCTACGGACGCTAAATGGAAGGAGGTAGTACAGAATGAGTACGTTAAGAAGCAAACGGCTAGAGCTGAAACTCAGAAAGCGATTGACGCAGTATCGGCTAAGTACCAAGCAGACCTTGAAGGGCTGGAAGGCAGCACTGATAGGATTATTGCTGATTTGCGTAGCGACAATAAGCGGCTGCGCGTCAGAGTCAAACCTACCAGTGTCGCCGCAGGACCAGACGGTCGATGCCTCGTTGATGGTTCCGTCGAACTACACGAAGCAACTGCTCGAAGTCTTATCGCAATAACCCAGAAGGCCGACCTTAAAGAGAAGGCCCTACAGGACACCATTCGCAAGCTGCAAGGTAAGGAGGTGAACATTGAGTAACTCTCAACAAGCCAAGAACGCCTTAATCATTGCGCAACTGAAGGGTGACTTCGTCGCCTTTCTCTTCGTGCTCTGGAAGGCGCTGAACCTGCCGGAACCGACCAAGTGTCAAATCGACATGGCCAAGTGTCTGGCGGACCCAAAGAACAAGAAGTTTATCCTTCAGGCTTTCCGTGGTATCGGGAAGTCGTTCATCACGTGTGCGTTCGTAGTGTGGACCTTGTGGCGTGACCCTCAGTTAAAGATACTGATTGTCTCGGCCTCAAAGGAACGTGCGGACGCTAACTCCATCTTCATCAAGAACATCATCGACTTGTTGCCTTTCCTGAGTGAGCTTAAGCCTCGCCCCGGTCAGCGTGACTCAGTGATTAGCTTCGATGTAGGCCCTGCCAAGCCGGACCACAGCCCGTCAGTTAAGTCCGTGGGTATTACGGGTCAGCTTACTGGTAGCCGTGCCGATATCATCATTGCGGATGACGTGGAGATTCCCGGTAACTCTGCAACCCAAGGTGCTCGTGAGAAACTCTGGACGTTGGTTCAGGAGTTCGCCGCACTGTTGAAACCTCTGCCGACTAGCCGTGTTATCTATCTGGGGACCCCTCAGACCGAGATGACGCTCTACAAGGAACTTGAGGACAACCGTGGGTACTCCACCATTATCTGGCCTGCACAGTATCCCCGCTCCAAAGAGGAAGACCTGTACTATGGCGACCGTCTGGCTCCGATGCTCCGTAGTGAGTACGATGAGGACAAAGAGGGCCTCAGTAGTCAACCTACTGACCCGGTGCGATTCGACTCCATGGACCTTCAGGAGCGTGAGGTGGAATACGGCAAGGCTGGCTATACGCTTCAGTTCATGCTCAACCCGAACCTCAGTGACGCCGAGAAGTACCCTCTACGCCTCCGTGACGCTATCGTGTGCGGTCTACAGGCGGACAAGGCCCCAATGCATTACCAGTGGTTACCGAACCGTCAGAACCGCAATGAGGAGCTTCCTAACGTGGGCATGAAGGGTGACGAGATTTACTCCTTCCATGCAGCCTCAAGTAACACTGGTGCGTATCAAGGTAAGATTCTGGTCATTGACCCCAGTGGTCGCGGTAAGGATGAAACTGGCTGGTGCGTACTGTACACCCTCAACGGTTACATCTACCTGATGGACGCTGGTGGTACTCGCGGTTACGAAGAGAAGTCCCTTGAGTTCCTCGCTAAGAAGGCCAAACAGTGGCAGGTGCAGACTGTGGTCTTCGAGAGTAACTTCGGTGACGGTATGTTCGGTAACGTGTTCCAGCCTGTGCTACTGAAGCATCACCCAGCGCAACTCGAAGAGATTCGTGCTCGTGGTATGAAAGAGGTCCGTATCTGCGATACCCTTGAGCCTGTACTGGCAAGTCACCGCTTGGTCATCCGTGATGAGGTAATTCGACAGGACTACCAGACGGCACGTGATGCAGACGGCAAGCACGCTCTGAAGTACAGCCTGTTCTACCAGATGACCCGTATGAGCCGTGAGAAGGGCGCTGTGGCACACGATGACCGACTTGATGCGTTGGCATTGGGTGTCGAGTTCCTACGCTCTACGATGCAGCAGGACGCTGTGAAGATAGAGGCTGAGGTACTTCAGGAGTTCTTAGAGCACCACATGGAGAAGCCTCTGAGTAACATCTCCCAGTTCCGGGCCACCAGTGGCAACGGTGTGGACATCCGATGGGAAGACGATGGGGATGACTCTATGTTCATCGCATGGTGATTATGCAGGGATTGTGCATAAGGATTCATTAGGCCACGGAAGGCCACTTTGAGGAAACTCCATGTATAACAGACACTTGGAATTAGGGCCCACTATAGGGAGAGACCCTTGAAGACTTACTATAAGACAACTTAAAGATTCATTCATATAGTTATTCACTTTAAGTCTCCTTAAAGATAGAGGGTAGTGATGATAATATCACCCTCTCACTATAAGACACTAAGAGCCAACATAAGGAGGACCTATGCGCTTATTGTTAACCTTACTGCGCCATAGGACTACTTGGCGATTTCTGCTGGTACTTGCTGGTGCCCTTGGGGCTACACTGGCTACTCAGCAGCAACTCAGTGGACTGGAGACTCTCGTGTGCTCTCTACTCACTTGTAGCGATTAGGGTCTTCCTGACGTGCTAGGGATTCCGTAGTGATGCTTATCAGCATACACCACTCCATCCCTCTACAGTCAATACTTAAAGTTAACCTTAGGTGATTCACTGGGTCTACCTACGGGTCTATGCACTGACCTGAGGACTACCTGAGGTTACCTTTAAGAATTTGACATAAAGTTCTGAGTGTACATCTCACAGTTTACACTTTTGGTTATCCCCCGGTACCCTCCAGTTCACCCAAAGTAACCGTGGGTACCCCTAAACCTTCGGTTTAACCTTGGGTTTAACCTTGGGGAATCCTTAGGTGATACCATATGTTGGGGCTGTGGTGTACCTTGGGATACTATATGTTGATGCCTCTGTGTCCCTATCTGTTGGCCCTTTAAGTAACCACCTGAGGTTAGACCTGAGGCCACCACCTTAGGACATCCTGAGGTTAGACCTGAGACCATATACCTTAGGTGAGCTGACTGCTCACGAGGTTCACCGTTTGACTAACGTTTAGCAGTGACTGTTAGTAGGTCACATTAGGAGAGTCGGTGCTATTAGTAATAGCGGTAAGTATCTCGTTTAGCAGTCCCTGAGACACTGAGAGCGGGACAAGATGATATCGGTGAGTCATCACTATATAGGCTATTGGTGGTCAGTGTCAACACCATAATCAATTAGGACACACTATAGGGAGACACTTAGAGTATTACTAAGAGACCATTACCAATAAGAACACTATCACTATAGGTCTACATAAAGTTTAACTTAGAGTATTGACATTAGGTAACGGCTATGGTCTAATGGCTACCAGTTGAGAGACACAACGCTACCAACCACTAGCATACTTCGAGTTACTAGATGGATGCCGAAGGGTCTCAAGTAGTCATCAACCGGACATACGAAAATGGTTGACTCAACGGATAACATGAAGTAACATGCAGTCTCAGTAACACGCAGTACCTAGTAGCACCGCTCTTTAACAATATGGATAGTCAAGCTGATATGTACACCATGACAATAGTGTTTAACTAGTGGTTACATTCAGGTCTCTGACATAGGTACGTCCTGTCACCCTGAGAGTAGCCACGCTGATAACCACTAACTGAAGGATATACACATCATGATTTACACCAAAGAGCCAGCCAACAAGGTATTCGTATTCGTTACCGCTTACCGTGGCCATGAGTCGCTCGCAGTTAACGAGAAGATGCTCAAGGGTCTTGTACGCACCATTAAGACCTATCCGGGTGCTTACGGTAATATCCGTGATGAGAACGTGCAAGGCTGCTTTAAAGAAGCTGGTATGACAGAGGCAACGCGAGAGCGTACGCTTAAAGTTGAATGTACCGAGAAGCAAGCCGCAGAGTTGACATGGCTGGCATGCAAGACCTACTCGCAGGACGCTGTGCTGGTGGTGAACTCACAGACTCACACAGCCGCACTATGGTCTATCACAAGCGTGGGAGGGTATCCGCAAGCATTTCCGATGCTCAAAGAGGATGCACTAGGTGGCACGCTGCAACAAGTGGATGCACCAAAGGGCGAATGCTATTCAATCATCGACGGGCAATACTGGGAGGTGGTCTAATGGTCAAATATGGCCTCACACAGCAGGACATGCACGAATACCGTAGCGCCTTTAAGACGGCCTGCGAGTGCACTGCTGGCATACCTGAAGCAAAGGCCGACTGGTTCGGCTACTACATGGCCCAGCTGGGCCAGACCTATCGCACACGCAAGGTAATGCATAATGCCACTCCCTCTCGTAATCATAGCGCTCCTGGGATATTCGCTCATCCTTATGGTGTTCGTGAAAGACTTTCATAAGGGTCTCAAGGTGCACAAAGCATCATTAAGTTACATGAAGTGGGGCTTCTTGCCTCGCTTTACTGTACGGCTACCTAATGGCCGCTTTAAGGCCAACAAAGTGGGGATATTCTATGTCGCAACGCATTGACGTGAAACACATACGGACCGCTTTACATGTAATGGCATACGGTGCCAGTGATGTGTACACTAAGCGCCTATTAACAAGGTGTCGCAAGATGACCGCACGGCAAGCA